ACAAGATCTATTACAAGGATCACCCGGCGGATTTCGTGAATGAATGGGGCTGGACGTACGATCCGCGCAATATCGAGCGCGGGCTGCCATCGCTGGTCCCCTTCGTGCTGTTCCCGATCCAGTTCGACTGGTTCGATCACGTCATGTATTGCTGGAAGCGCGGGGAGCCTGGACTTACAGAAAAGTCGCGGGACATGGGCGCCACATGGTGCGCGATCAGCCTCGCCTGCACGCTGTCGCTGTTTTATCGCGGCATGGCGATCGGCTTTGGCAGCCGTAAAGCCGAATACGTCGATCAGCTGGGCGTCCCGAAATCCATCCTGCAAAAGGGCAGGATCTTTATGCGGATGCTGCCAAAGGAATTCCGCGGCAGCTGGAACGAACGCATAAACGCCCCGCACATGCGGATCGACTTCCCGGATACCGGATCGATCATCGCTGGGGAATCCGGCGATGCCATCGGCCGCGGTGATCGAACCAGCATCTACTTCGTCGACGAAGCGGCCCATCTGGAGCGGCCGCAGCTGGTCGATGCCTCGCTATCGGCGACGACCAATTGCCGGCAGGACATATCCAGTGTGATCGGCCGGGCCAATTCCTTCGCTATCCGGCGCTTCAGCGGCAAAGTGAAAGTCTTTACGATGCACTGGCGCTCGGATCCAACGAAGGACGATGCCTGGTACAAAAAGAAAAAAGATCAGATCGTCGATCCGATCGTGATGGCGCAGGAATACGATATCGACTACAGCGCCAGCGTCCAGGGGATCGTGATCCCGGCCGCGTGGATTCAGGCATCGATCGATGCCCACAAGCATTTGAATATCACGCCTACGGGCATTCGCAGCGGATCCCTCGATGTGGCCGATGAGGGGCTTGATTCCAATGCCTTCGGCACACGCCACGGTATCCTGCTCAAGCATGCCGAAAGCTGGCGGGGCGTCGGATCGGATATTTACGCCACGACGGAAAAAGCATTCTTGCTGTGCGATCTGCACAATATCGATGGCTTCGTGTACGACGCCGACGGCCTCGGTGCTGGCGTGCGTGGGGATGCGCGGCGCATAAACGAAGCCCGGCACAAAGGAAAGAAGCGCGTAACCGCCTATCGCGGGAGCGCCGCGGTTGTCGACCCGGAAAGCAACGTCGAGGGCACCGAACGCACGAATGAGGATATGTTCGAAAACTTCAAGGCCCAAAGCTGGTTTTCCCTACGCCGCCGATTCCTGAACACGTTTCGCGCGCGCGAGGGCATGCCGTACAAGGCGAGCGATATCATTTCAATTGATTCCACGATCCCCGAATGCGGCGCGCTGTGCGTTGAGCTCAGTCAGCCGACATACGGCATGTCAAAGCACGGCAAGATGCTGATAGAAAAAAAACCAGACGGCGCCGCCTCCCCTAATCTGGCCGACATGGTATGCATGCTCTACGCACCGCTGCTGGCCCCGATCGCTGTTAATCCTGCATTCTTGGAGCCCCAATATGCCAGCGGCCCAGGCTAAGCCGCAATTCCGCCGTGTGTTCCCGCTAGTGCCTACGCGCAGGCAAATCGACTTTGCCCTTAAACTGGTGCATCTTTATGGCAATCCAAAACGCAAAAGGGCGCGCAAGTGAAAGGGATCAAGAATTGGGTTCGTGAGGCGTGGCACGGGACGCCGCCGATCCAGATTCAATCCGCGCCAGTAGCCTCCCCGATGCGCGTCAGCGATCAGGCGGTAGAAGCCGCGCGCGAGGTTGCCAAGGCCGATCCGAATCGGCGCAGGATCGAGTTGCCCCAGCTGCCGCCAGGGGTGCGCCCTGATCGTGCCGTAATGGCTATGGATGATTGGGGCGGCGGGCCGAACATCACGGCATGGGCCAATAGCCAGGGCTCCGGCGTGGGCCTGTATTTCCCAGGCTATGCGTATCTTTCCGAACTCGCGCAGCGCGCCGAATACCGGGCGCCGACCGAAGTCATCGCCAAGGAAATGACTCGCAAGTGGATCAAGTTCAATACCAAATCCGGCGGCGATAAATCCAAGCGGATTGCGGATATCGAGGACGCATTTAAGCGCTTCAACGTGCGCTCTGCCGTGCGCCGGGCGCTTGAACTGGATGGCTTCTTTGGCCTGGGCCACATCTACATCGACATTGACGGGCAGGAAAACGATCTGGACAAGCCGCTGCTGCTGGATCAAAAGACGATCGCCAAAGGCAGCCTGCGGGCGCTGCGCGTGATTGAGCCGATCTGGACGACGCCTGTGAAGTGGAACGCCGCCGTGCCGACGAAGCCATACTTCTACCGCGTCGAACATTGGGCCGTCATGGGCAAGACCACGCACGCGGATCGGCTGCTCTCATTCGTATCGCGCCCCGTTCCGGATCTGCTCAAGCCCTCCTACAACTTCGGTGGCATGAGCTTATCGCAGCTGATCGAGCCCTACGTGGTGCGCTGGTTATCGACCGTCCAGGCGGTGAATCAGCTGATCAGCAATTTCAGCATCATCAACCTGGCAACCGACATGCAGGCGGTTCTGGCCCCAGGCGCCGGGCAGGAGGACTGGAACGGATTCCTGAATCGTGCCCGTATGTTCGTGCAGAACCGGAACAACCAGGGGCTGTTCCTGAGTGACAAAAACAAAGAGGAACTGAAACAGCTGACCGTATCGCTGGCTGGCCTGTCAGAGCTTCAGGCGCAGGCACAGGAGCATATGGCGGCCCCGACGCACATTCCGCTGGTCGTGCTGACAGGCATCACGCCCTCCGGCCTGAATGCTTCGAGCGACAGCGAGATACAGGTGTTCCACAACTGGATCGGCAGCGTCCAGGAGGCCGACGCGCGCCCACATATCGATAAGATCCTGATCGCGATCCAGCTGAACGAGTTTGGCGATGTGGATGAGGATATCGGTTACGAGTTCGTAGACCTCGAGCAGCCAAACGCCGAAGCGCTCTCGCGCATTCGCAAGGCCGATGCAGATGCGGGCATTGCCTACATTCAGGCCGGCGTCGTGGATCCGGATGAGGAACGCAAGCGCCTGGCTACGGATCCCAGCAGCGGCTATAACAATCTGACGGGCCTCGCGCCTGGGCCGCCGGAAGTGGATGAGCCGCTGCCGGGGGAAGGCGGCGATGATATTGATTCGGTGGGGAAATGAGCGCCCGTGGCGTACTTCGCATTGTCGAAGGCGATTGTCTCGGATTCTGGTGCCCAGGCTGCGAAGAAATGCACGTCGTCACGAATGGATGGGCATTCAATGGCAACTATGATAAGCCAACGTTCACGCCCAGCGTTCTAGTCACATCTGGCCATTACACGCCGCGCTATAAGGCCGGCGATCCGTGCTGGTGCACATTCAATCGCGACAATCCAGGAACGACTACGTTCGAATGTTTCCGCTGCCATACGTTCGTGACCGATGGCGTGATCAACTTCCTGGATGACTGCACGCACGCGCTTAAGGGCAAGCAGATTCCGATGAAGCCGTTCGAATGAAACTGCGCGCGCCCAAGCCAACGACGGTCCCAGCCGTGCGCGCCAGCGCAGCGCTTGAGAACTGGTATCTGGTGCGCCTACAAAAGATGTTGGATGACATGCATCGCAGCATCACTTTGCATCTGCGCGCGGCATGGAAGCGCGAGGATCCGGATATCGGATTCGCCCAGGATGAGGGCAGCGAGGCATTCTGGAAGCGCGTGTTCACGAAATGGGGACGCGACTGGATAAGCAAATTCGATGATCTCTCGCTCGATATGGCCAAGATGTTCGCCGGGCGCAATCGCCAGTACACGGATACGGCCGTGCAAGCATCCTTCAAAAAGGCTGGTTTTACCGTGTCTTTTAACCCGACGCAGCGAATGACCGATGCCTATCGAGCGGTCGTCTCTGAGAATGTGAATCTGATCAAATCGATTCCGCAGCAGTATCTAAAAGACGTGCAGACGACGGTGTTCACGAATGTGATGAAGGGCGGGGATCTTCATGCGCTGGGCACGTCACTGGCTAAAACCTACGGCGTCAGCCTGCGGCGCGCATCGCTGATTGCACGCGATCAGAATAGAAAAGCCTTCGCGATCATGGAAAACGTCCGCCGCCAGGAACTAGGCGTTACGCAGGCGCGCTGGCTGCACAGCGGCGGGGGCAAAGAGCCGCGGCCCTCGCACGTGCGCGCCGGCCGCGATCGCGTGATTTTTGACTTATCGAAAGGCTGGTACGATCCTGATGTGGGCGAGAACATCTGGCCAGGCCAGCTCGTTTCGTGCCGGTGCGTCTCGATCGCGATCATTGAGCCATTTGAGGATTAGCCATATGAAACTCGGCCGCCTGCCACGCAAGTTTGATACACGCATCCCCAAGATGGATGCGCTGATCTTCGGCGCGACGCTTCCGCCGATCCCGACAGAGATCGACTACACCAGCGGAATGCCCGCGGATCTGGGCGTGATGCTGAACGATAGCTTAGGCGACTGTACGTGCGCCGCGGTCTATCACGCGATCCAGGTCTGGACATTCAACGCGCTGTGCGTAATGGAGACGGAGCCCGACGCGCAAGTGCAGGCGCTGTACTCAGATGCCTGCGGCTATGTGCCAGGCAATGCCAGCACCGATCAGGGCGGCGATGAACAGGCGGTTCTGAATTACCTGCTCAACAGCGGCGCCCCGATCAGCGGCGGCGGTACGCAGAAGATCGCAGCCTATGTCGAAGTGGATCCCAGCAAGTTGGATGATCTGCGCCGCACGATCTACGACTGCGGCGTGGCGTACATCGGCTTCAACGTGCCGAACTTCCTGATGAGCGGCCTGACTGCGGGCGGCTCCATCTGGGATGTTGATCCATCGGGCGACAACACCATTGCCGGCGGCCATGCGGTGATTCTCGCCGGCTACCTGGCGAATGGAAACTTCAAAGTGATCAGCTGGGGCAACGTTTACGAAATGACGCCAGCGTTCGTGGCGCAGTTCGTCGATGAGGCGTATGCGATCGCTGATGCCGATTGGATTGCGACCACTGGCAATTCGCCTTGCGGGCTTTCGATCAGCGATTTAGAGGCGCAAATGCAGGCGCTTAAATTCGCGCAGTAGCGCAAATTTGACGAGCCGATTGCAGCGCCATATGCTTTCGCTCAAGTTATCGAAGGATCACAGTGCTTGCAGCTTCCGTTAGCCCTCGACAAGTCGCTCCGCTCGGTAGATGCGGATGGGCACTTGCGTGTGGAAATGTGCCGGGTCTCGAAGGCGAACATCTGCCCGTATTACGGCCGAGAGATCCCGAACGCTCAAGCGCTGGGGCTCGATCCGGATCGCATGTACAGGCTGTTTCGCGATCCCAAGGAACTGGCCAAGGGCGCGGACACAGGCACCGGCAAGCCGCTGCTGATTCGTCACGTTCCTATCAGCGCGGATCTGCCCAGCAAGGATTCATGGGTCGGAACCATCGGAACCTGCACGTTCGAGGATCCGTATCTGGTTTGTCGCCCGCTGACAGTGCTGACGGCCGAGGCCATTGCGCTGATCGAATCCGAAGCGCAGCGCGAACTGAGCGCCGGCTATCGCTACACTGCGGACATGACGCCAGGAATCTGGGGCGGGGAAGCCTACGATGGGGTCATGCGCGATCTGCAATTCAATCATTTTGCGCTTGTTTCCGAGGGCCGCGCGGGCCCAGACGTTCACGTTGCTGATGAAGCACCACCGGAGTTAAGAGCCATGCCCCTGAAACACGCTGCCCGTATCGAAGCCTTGAAGCCGTTCCTGGCAAAAGATGCCGATCTGATCGCGCTCGATGCCGAGATCGACAAAGAGGAAAAGGCCCAGGATGAGGCCGAAGAAAAGGCCGAGGACGAAAATAACGACTGCTACGGCCATGCTGCGGACGAATGGGAAAAGATGTCCGCGAAGGACAAGAAGTCCGCGCGCGACAAGTGGGCCAAGGACAAGGCCGCCAAAGACAAGAAGGCAAAGGATGCCAAGTCCGCAAAAGATGCGGATCCGGATCATCGCGATGATTTCGATGGCTCCAAGGATTCAGCGATCACGCAGGCCGCGATGGACGCCGCGATTGCCGCCGCCGTTGCGCCGGCCACTGCCGCCGCCGCAGAACTGGCACGCAAGCAAACGCGCGAACTGTTCATTGCGCTGGAAGCCGTGAAGCCGATCGTCGGCGTCCTGGCGATGGATAGCGTGCAGTCGGCCGATGAGGTCTACGCCTTCGCGCTCAAGCACGCCAAAGTGAACATCAATGGCGTGCATCCCTCCGCCTATCCCGCGCTGCTTGATGTGGTCAAGTCGCGCACCGCGCCCGTCAAGTCGCGCGATCCGTCGATGGCGATGGATGACAAGGGCAATCCGATCACGATTGCGGATATCTTCAACCTGAAGTCCAAAGCCGCCTGAAGCATCGGGTTCAATTCACTTTTTAGAAATAGGTAGCCAGCTATGAGCCTCACGCAAGACGGAACCCAGAACTTCGTTAACGATAAGCTGCCCGTTGGCGTTGCAGGCGACTTCGCTGGCTCGCCGACCTACGCGACGGTGCTTTCAGGATCTGAATGTGCTGTCGCCGCTCCGCCCGGCGTCACGGTCGGCTGCTTTGCCTGGTACAACCAGGCGACGGGCCTGGGCTCGAACTACTACCAGCCGGCCAGCCTGCTGGGCTTCGTGCATCGCGAAGGCCAGGCGTTGATCACGACATTCCTGGGCTTCAATGCCTCGACCGTGCTGACTGGCAACGGGATCACGATGTATAACCAGGGCTCCTTCCTGGGGCAGTTCCTGGGCGGCGGCACGGTTGGCCAAAAGGTCTATTGCGATCCGCTCTACGGCACGCTGACCGCCAATGCTACGGGCAATGGCGTCAGCGCCAGCGTCGCGGCATCATCCCTGGCCAACACGGGCGTGTTGACCACGGGCACAGTGACTGGCAGTGCAATCGCCATCGGGCAGGTCGTCACTGGCACCGGCATCCCGGCCGGGAGCTACATCGCTTCGGGCAGCGGCACGACCTGGCAGCTGGCCAATGTCGTTCCGATCGCTTCGGGCAGTTGGCCCGTCGTGGCCTCAGAAACGATCGCGACGCAGGGCGTCTACGAAACGCCTTTCCACCTGGAACAGAGCATCGATGTCAATGCCGTGGCTACGGGCAGCTCAATCGCGGCTGCCGTGTCGCCCGCACCTGGCGGCGTTTTCACCGTCGGCACAGTGACGGGCGGCACGTTCAAAGTCGGCTACTTCCTGAGCGGCGGAAGCATTCCGGCCGGCGCTGTGGTGCAGCTGTTGCAGCTGCTGACGGGCACGGGCGGCACCGGATCGACGTTCCTGACCAGTTACGCATCGGCAGTGACAAGCTTCACTGCGACGGGCATTGCCGGACAGACCGGCCGCATTTCAAGCTGGGGTTAATCAGCGCCTTTAACGGTTCATTCGAGGAATTTTTATGAACGAAGTGATGGCATTCGACAGCGGAAAACTTGCCGCAGCCGTGCGCGCAGGATTCGGCCGTGCGCTGATTGAAGAACTTGCATCCGAACGGTACGGGATCAAGTTCGCCCCCGAGCTCGGCCAGATGGACTGGTTCAAGCCCGCTCTTCCGATGAACAACTTCAAGATGGCCATGGACGTGCAAAGCGAGTTGGTCACTGTCAGCAACTCTGGCATCCCTTCCTATCTGGCCAACTTCCTTGATCCGCGCCCCATCATGATTTTGGTCTCGCCCCTGAAGGCCGCCATCATCGCAGGCGAGCGCGGGATCGGTGACTGGCTGACAGAATCGGCGCAGTTCATCACGGTGGAGCAGACGGGCGAGACGGCCAGCTATGGCGACTACAGCCAGAATGGGCAGTCGAACGTGAATGCCAACTTCCCCTCGCGCCAGAACTACCTGTTCCAGGCGTTCCTGCAATACGGGGACTTTGAACTGGGCCGCGCAGGGCTTGCGAAACTGGATTGGGCTGCCCAGCAGCAGGCCGCGAATGCGACCACGCTGATGAAGCAGCTGAACAACGTCTATTTCTTCGGCGTCGGCAATCTTCAGAACTATGGTCTGATCAATGCCCCCACGCTGCCGCCCAGCATCACGGCCGCTTACGCCTGGCTGACAAGCCCCAGCGCCAATGCGAACACGATCTATCAGGACATTCTGCGCATGTGGATTCAGATGCAGGCGCAGACCGGCGGCGTGGTCGAGAACGATGCCAAGATCGTGCTGTCCATGTCCAACGAACAGGCCGGCGCCCTGAAGTCGATCACGCAGTACAACACGAACAGTGTTGAACAGCTGCTGAAGCAGAACTTCCCCAATATCCGCATCGAAACGGCCGTGCAGTACGCCACGGCTTCGGGCCAGCTGGTGCAGATGATCGTCGAGGATCTGG